CTGCCGCAGCGCCCGGTCGGCCAGCGCCGATCCGCCCGCATCGACGGTGAAGCACACCCCGTCCAGATGGCCGACCACCTCGCCCTCGACCGTGACCTCGCCGTCGTCGGCGACGCCCGCCAACACGTCGGAGCGCACGTTCAGCGCCCGCATCAGGGCCGCCGTGCGCCGGTCGACGAACCGCGCCGTCAGCCGCTCGTGCAGCACGTCGCTGAGCCGTTCCTCCAGCGCCTTGGTCCGGTCGCGCCACTCCTGCGCGCCCGCCATCCAGTCCGGCCGGTTGGCGATGTAGCTGAGGGTCCGCACCCCAGACAGCCGCGCCGACAGCTGGTCGATCTGCCCGTCGTCGCGATCCAGATCATTGAAGCGCGGCGCCACCCAGTCCTCGGTCAGCCGTCCGCGACGGCTGGTCAGGGCGGTGAAGATCTCCTTCGACAGGCGGGCGTGTTCGTCCTGGGTCGTCTTCTGGAAGTCGGGCAGCTGGCACGCCTCCCACAGCCGCATCAGGGCGCCGCGCGAGCGGGCGATCTTCCTCACGTCCTCATCGACCGCAAAGCGCCGCAGCAGCGTCTCGTCCAGCGCCTGCGCCGTCAGCCGCAAACCATGCCGATCCGGCGTGACCGTCAGCGACCGCAACAGGTCAGGCAGCGTATCGAAATCCAGCCGCCCGCTGCGCCACTCGGCCGCCTCGACCGGGTCGAAGCGATGCTCGACCACCTGTTCGACCAGATCCTCGTCCAGCTCTTCCGCCTCGCCGGTCACGCCGAACGTCCCGTCGCGCAGGTGCCGCCCCGCCCGCCCGGCGATCTGGCCGATCTCGGCGGCGTGCAGCCAGCGCGTGCGTCGCCCGTCGAACTTCCTCAAACCGGCGAAGGCCACATGGTCCACGTCCATGTTCAGCCCCATGCCGATGGCGTCGGTGGCGACCAGGAAGTCCACCTCGCCCGACTGGAACAGCTCGACCTGGGCGTTGCGGGTGCGCGGACTGAGCGAGCCCATGACCACCGCCGCCCCGCCCCGTTGACGACGCAGCAGTTCGGCGATGGCGTAGACCTGCTCGGTCGAGAAGGCGACGACGGCGCTGCGCCGGGGCAGGCGGGTCAGCTTTTTCGACCCGGCGTAGCTCAGCGTCGACAGCCGGTCGCGGGTGACGATCTCCGCATCCGGAACCAGCGCCCGCATCAGCGGCGCCATCGTCCCGGCGCCCAGGAACATGGTCTCGAACCGGCCGCGCGCGTGCAGCAGCCTCTGGGTGAAGACGTGGCCGCGCTCGGGATCGGCGACCAGCTGAATCTCGTCCACCGCCAGGAAGTCGGCCGACCGCTCCAGCGGCATAGCCTCGACCGTGCAAACGAAATAGGCGGGGCGCGGCGGGACGATCTTCTCCTCGCCGGTGATCAGGGCGACCGAGGCCGCCCCGCGCCGCTTGACGATCCGCTCATAAATCTCGCGCGCCAGCAGCCGCAGCGGCAGGCCGATCATGCCCGAGGCGTGACCCAGCATCCGTTCGACCGCCAGATGGGTCTTGCCGGTGTTGGTGGGGCCCAGGATCGCCGTGACGCGCGATGGAGCCATGCCTGCGGAACGGTCGCTCATGACCGGCCCAAGGTGGCGAACCCTGAAGGCTTTCACAAGCGGCGCGGAGGGAGGGGCGAGCGTGAATGTCTAGGGCAGGGGCGAATGGTAAGCGGAACCTTACCGTACGCTGGAACACGGGCGAAACGAATCATGACCGAATCGGCGACGTCCGTCGATTCAGGCTTTGTTCCATACTAGAGATTGTAGCTTAACGGCCTTTAACCACAAGGCGGAACCGCCGTGCGCATGCTGTGACGTGATGGGCGACCACAAGGGCTTCCCTGACGCTGCAACCTCCTTTAGGCAGTGACGCCGTGGCCCCGTAGCTCAGCTGCATAGAGCAAGGCTTTCCTAAAGCCGAGGTCGGAGGTTGGAGTCCTCCCGGGGTCGCCATTCATTCGGGATAAGCTGTTGTTTTCAGGCTAGAACTCTGAAGGTCGTTCAGGGCTGCCCCACAATTTACCCGCGTGTCTGCATTCTGGTTCGCGGTTCACGCCGCCGTTCTGAAACGAAGAAAGCCCCGCCGCCCGGTGAAGGGCGACGGGGCGTAGCGGAGCCTGAGGCTCGACGCTGAGGGCATCACTACAGATGATACCCCTGAACAATCCGGGCGATTAGCCAGGCCTGAGGCGAGCCCACCACGGCCGTTCTATTCGCTCGACAGCCTCCGCGTCCCGAGCCTCACACGCCCGCACGATCCCGATCACGTCCGCCGTCCGCCCGTTTGCCGTCCTGAGGGCGCCGGTCTGCGCCACTCCGAACGCCATCCAGTCCCGCTCGTCGGAGGGCTCCGGCGGAAGGGCGGCGGACGGGACAGGCTCAGTCCACTTGGCCGGGATCAGTGCGGAACACGGCGCACTGTGCATCACGGTAATCGGAGAGCTGGCACACCCTGCGGCGAGCAGCATCAGCGGCAGCATTGCGATCAGGCGCATGGCGGATTTCCTTTTCGGCCTGGGTGACGATGGAGTTGGTGGATTGGTCGCGGGCGTCGGCTTTGTCGCGGATGGCGCTGGCGTCCTGCGCAGCAGCCGTGCGGCCTTCGGCGAGGGTCTGGCCCGCGGCGGCCTTTCGGACGTCCTGTGCGGCGTCCCTGCGAGCGTCCAGGACGCACCAGCCCATGACGAACAGCAGCAAAATGCAGACGGCAATGACGGCCCAGGACGCCGGACCGATGGTGCGGAGAAAGTCGCGGATCACAGGATCAGCCCCTTAGCCTTGGCGGTCAGGGCGGCGCGCTCTGGCTCGTGGATTGCCGGCTTCGCGGACCTCGGATTGCCCCGGTTCACGCCGCGAGAACAGGCCGCGCCGTTGTCCTGATCGGCATAGACGTTGAGGCCCATGCGCGACCAGAAGAGCGTGCTGGCCAGCAGCCCCAAGGACGGGATCGACAGCAGATGCGGGTTGCGCTCCAGGTCAATGCCAAGGGCGCGGCCGTCGCGGCGATAATTATCGCGTCCCGTGGTCTGAATCGGGCCACGCCCCTTAAACCGGCGCCCGTCCCCCGGCTGGGTGTTGCCGAGATCCGCCCGCCCTTCATAGGCGGCGCCGCTGGCGATCTCCTCCATGTATCGGAAGCCGCCGCTCTCGTGCGCGCACTGGCCCATGAAGTGCGCCAGGCGCAGGCCGGTATCGAGGATGCCGTAGGTGCGGAAATGGACGTTGGCCGCGAGGCCCAGCTCCTCCGCTATGTGCTTCTGCGCCCCCATCCGCGCGAACAGCGCCGTCAGGGTTCCGGCGCCGATGATGCCGTCAACGGGCACGCCAAGGCGGCCCTGCAGTCGACGTGCGTCGAGCATGGTGTCTCCAGTTCAGTTTTCAGGAGCGAGGCATAAAAACGACCGTTGTTCGGCCGACGCCTCAATTGTTAAAGACAGACCGCTCGGGTCTGTGGCGGGGTGATTCGATGGAACCCCTGGGGGAAACAGATCAGGCGCTGGATACGCTGTGGCGCGGCCTCTACGGCGAGCCGCTGCCTTTACGCGGCGCCTCTTCGTTGGCCCTCCGGATCATCCTCGAAACCGAGAGGCCGTCATGCCCACACGAAAGCACCGCAATCGCTCAGCCTGGCGGCTCTCGCCGTTTGAGGTTTCTCTCTGCGTGATGAGCCTCGCCTGCATCATAGGCGCGTTGTGGACTGCGGGCGTGGTCTAGGACCGGCCGCCCTGCCAGCCGCAACCAAATCCGGCTCAGCTTGTTGGCCTGGATATGACTGGACTTGGTGGATATCTGCTCGCGGCGCTCGACGGCCTCTTCAAACGCCTGACCGGGAATGAGCGCCTGCTCTAGTTGGCTTCCGAGGCCTGATTGCGCCCGAAGTAGAAGCCAAGGATCAGCAGCATCCCGTCCTTAAACATGGACGCCACCAGCATGACGGCGTCGGCATAGCGCTCGGCCACCATGTCACCCAGCCAGGCGATCACCGGCAGGAACAGAAGTTTCCGGCCAAGAACCCTAGCGCGAGAATTGTCGTGGTGCGCGGAGGTTGATAGGGCGCCTCAGCGGCGCGTGTACCATATGCTCAGTTCGTTGGCGGTCCACAGGCGCGCGTTGGGGCCGCAAAGGTTGCCGTGTTCATCATTCGGCTTGATTGCCTCAATGATGAACCCCGCTTGGTACAAGCGGAGCGCAATATCTTCGAATACGAACTTTTCACCCTCATACAGCTTGACGCTGTGATTTCTACTGCATTCGATATCGCCACCGCGCACTATCGATATTGTGTCACCAAGGCCCAACAATACCTCCATGTCCAGCCCTTGGACATCTGTATGGAGGTGGTCGATGCGGTCGATGCCGTGCTCAGCGCAGAAATCTCCAAGGGTTATGACTTCAACTTCGATCTTTTGGGTGACCGCGAAGTCCGTCCTACCCGCCCAGGTCTCATCGATATTGTCGGCAAAGGCGAGTAGGGATGAGGTTCCCCAGTCACCCTGACCTGCGACGTTGAAGATTGCACGACCCGGCTGATCCGAAACGGCCTTTTCTATCAGGTGATAGTTATCAAATCCCGCTGTGCGCTGGCGGATAGTTTCGGCCAACTCGGGCGTGGGCTCGAAGGCATAAACGACCCATTCGGGATTTCCGGCGAACTCTAAGCCCGCGCTCCCGTCGTTTGCCCCAACATCAAAATAAACTTTCCTATCCATAGTGGAAATATGGCTTCATTACGGCGGCGCGACAAGCTGTCAAATTGACCGATACGGCAGGTCACGCGGGTGATTTCAATGGCGCGCTCGACCGCGCGAAAGAGGTCGGGGTGCACGCCCTTAAGCTCGGCGCGCGAACGCGCACCAAAGCGATAGGCCATGATGGTCTCCAGTTCAGATTGTGAGGAACAGAAAGCGCCGTTTCAGCGCTGCTTATGGGCTGGGCGGCAGCGCGTAGGAGTAGGAATGCTATCGGTAGAAGAGCAGATCGTTGCTGACGCTTGGATGCAGCATTTTGGGGAGACTTTGCCTGTACTCGGATGTACCGAACTCGCGGCCCAGATTCTCCGAGATTACGGTGTGGACATCGAACTGGCGGCTCATCGCGCCGATCCCATCTGGAAACGAGCGGCGTGAGCGCTCACTGTGCACCGACGGCGAACTGCCTGAACTTTAGCGGTACGCGCCCGCTGCATGATGCGGCGGCCTCCCTGACGCTCACTGGCTGGACAGCCTGGTCATTTCTGCAGATGGTACCGGCGTTACTGGAGGGCAGGACATGCAGAGGAAGCGTCGCCGGCGCGTCGGCTGGGTGATGGAGTCTGTGCTGATCGCCCTGTGTCTGGCGATCTTCGGCGTCCTCTTCTGGATCGCCGTAGGTTGAGCCCGCCCGGTCGGGCGCCGCAACCTTAGCCGAGACATCTGCGTTCAGACTCGCCTGATAGGGGAGGTCTGGAATGAGGCAAACGTCAGTGATCGAGCGCGCCTTGGAGTTGGCCGACAGCGGCAACTTCCGCATTCCCAGCGAAGTGCGCAGGGCTCTTTTGCGGGAAGGCTACACGCAGTCAGATTTGTTCGGGCTGGAAGGCAAGGCCACGTGGCAACAGCTTCGGGAACGGTGCGGGAGCGCCGCCAAGCAGAAGGCCGACAATCACAGCTGATGGCCGGTTAGCAACCAAATCCTGCACAGCCTGTTGGCCTGATATGACTGGACTTGGTGGATACCTGCTTGCGGCGCTTGACAGCCTCTTCAAACGACTGACCGGGAACGAGCGCCTGCTCTAGCGACCGGGGCCGTCACGCCGCCGTAAGCAGCACGGCCACGATGATCAGGATGACGAGACCGGCCCCGGCCATCATGCACAGGCGCACACAGCGGCAAGGTTCCCGCTCGCTTGCCGATCGCCCGTGGGGTTCAGGCGGCAGGGCGAAGGCCATCTCCGCCACCACCTGATCAGAGACGCCCCGGCGGACAGCGAAGCCCAGCAGGCGCTCCGTCCACGGCGGCGGCGCCCGGTCCCGCATCACCCATTCCAGCAGGACGAGCGAGAGGCCAAGCACGACGAAGGCGGATGCCGGAACAAGGGCGCTCATGTGCTGGACCGCAAAAGCCCGGCCGGGGAAGACGAACGACAGGCCCCGCGCCACGAGAATGAGCGTCGAGGCGAAGAAGAAGCCCCGCACCGCCCAATGGGCCGTGATCTTGGTGTGATAGGTCGGCCCGAGCAGGCGGAACACCTGGCTCAGCACCGCCCCGGCCGACAGGAAAACAAGCCCCGTCGCCAGAACCATCCAGTCGTGAGCGGTCATCGCTGTGTCTCCTTTAGAACCGCGTGAAGCGCCGCATAGACCAGGCGCTTGGTGAAGCCGAAGAAGCCGCGAGGGTCGTTCGCCGCGATCCAGCCCAAGGTCATCGCCACCCCGCGCATGTCGAGCGCGGGAACGACGGCGATCAGGCTGGGCGTGAACGCTTCGGCCAGAATGGGACCGGCCACGACGCCGAGCCCCAGATGCAGCCACGCCTTGCGCTGGGCCAGCGGATTGCCGGCCTTGGCGGAATAGGCGGTGACCAGACCGACGGCGCCGAAAAGCACGCCGCCGCACAGCCCCCAGAACGCGGGGAAATCCCTCGGGTCGAGCATCCGCCCCTCCAAGAATGTCGGCCATAGGTGAGAGGCAGCCGACGCTCAGGGCGCGGGCTTCAGGGGACGAACCGGGTTCGTCAGGCTTCGGGGGCAGCCTCGGGTGCGGGCGTCGGCTGCAACGCCTGGACACGCGACTGAGCGGCGGACAGGCCGTTTTCCATCGACGTCACGATGCGCTGGAGCATTTGCTTCGTGCCTTCTGCGCCGGGTGTGCCGAGAGGGCGGGGGAGGTCGTCTACGCTGGCGGCGATGGCGGCCTTCAGGTCCGCCAGAAAGGCGGCTCCGGCCTTGCCCTCGAGCAGGGCCACAGCGGCGCTGGCGGATGGCAGGCGCGCAGCCTTGGCGGCAACGGCGGCTGCGGACATGGCAGCCTCGGCGGCCGCCCGGTTCTCGGCGGCCGGCCATTCTGTT